TCTCACTTTGGTCTGGCGGGGTGTTGCCTACTTCAGTGCCACTAGTATTATTGTTGTTGGACTGTACTTCAGTATTTACGTTAGTGGTATCCGTAGCCCTATTCTGAAGTTGTTCAAGCAATGACTTGGCGTAGTCCTGTTTACCTAAGTCTTCTTTAAGTTCCCTAAGTTGGCCCTCAAGATTACTAATGTAGGTATCGGCTTCCAGTTTACCTTTAGCTAATACCTCAGGGTCATTCCATTGCTGTCCCTTAGTCTCGACGAGTTTACCTAAAAATGAATCCTGTGGTTGGGTTTCAGTTTGAAAAGCTGACTCTGTGTTCTGACTACCATCTGTGGTTTGATCGGAGTCAGTATCAAAAACGGACATTGTTAATCCCTTTTGTTTAGATCAATTAGTTCAAGAATATCTTCAAGTACTCGGTTATACTCGTTGACGGCGATTTGACGAAACTCCCAATTAGGGATCTCGTAGTCCCTAACACCCTCTTTCTTTTTGTAGTGAGTGTTAAGAATTTCAGTTAGAGAATCGAATGCGTTCCTGTAATTAAGAACCTCAATTCGTCTCTTATCTTTATCTTCAGATTTAGTTCCTCTGAACCAAACTTGTTTCATTAAATACCCATCTCTTCTTGTACCATTAGGTTCTCTTGATTAACCGCCTCAGCATTCTGCATCTGAGTTTGAGTCTCAAGTTGTTCAGCAATAGAGATGTTTTCACCAAAGAGAGATGCCTCACCAAGTTCTTCAGAGATAATCTTAGCGAACTCCTTACCTGAGAGGTGAGCCGCAACGGTGGGATCAGCAGCTTTGATTTGAAATAGTTGAGTAAGGTTCTGAACACGTCTGGCCCTTTCGGCAAAGTGTCTAGCTCCAATAGGTACGATTTTACCTGAGGCAATAATGTCGTCCTTAGTAATGTCCCTAAAGAAAGCAACACCTGTGGCATCATCAATCACCTTAATAGTGTCACTAAAGTTCATATACCGTCTTGCTGTCTCAAGCATGGAGTTAAGAACTGGTTCTAGGAATACTCTTTCAAAGTGTGCTGTCTTGTGTTCGAAGATACGAGAAGCGGCATTCTGTAGAGACTGGACTTCAAAGGCTGTCTTTTCACCTGGGGTTCTGATACCCATAGCCTGTCTAGGTGCGCCAGACATTTCCTCCATCTTGTTCTCTAAGGTTTGAATCTGGAGGTCAGCGTTAAGTGCTGTAGCGTCAGGTACTAGATAGCCTACGTCACCTTCTTCACCTAGATAAATTCTAGTTCCAGGTTCAAAGTCAAAGTCTTCTACGTCACCTCTAATCTTCATAATAGGATAAGCAATTTGATCGAAGACATCTGCCTTAAGGTTCTCTAGGTGGTCAATCCTATACTGCATACCAACTAGGTTATCCAGTGGTCCCATAGCGTATAGGTTGTCAGGGCGAGGTCTCCATCCTGCGTGGAAGATAGGGGCATGTCCAAGCCAAGAAGGGTTCTCTTCGTTAGTCAGAATGTATGCTCTATCAACTACTGTAATAATACGGTCTACTTGGAGTTCGTCATTCTGGTAGTCAAAGATATCACCATAGAAAGTTAGGATTTCTACATAGTCAGACTCGTAGTAGTGTTGGATAGACGAAAAACCGTCAGCAACGTAACCCTCAGCTTTGTTAAAGGTAGCGTCTGAACCTCTTACTGAAGCTCTAGCATGAAGCATCTTATCTAGGATAGGCTGCATACTTTCCTTAGATGGGTCATCCTTAATCATTCTTTTGATTTCACCTAAGGTTTTAATTGTCTTAATAATCTTAGGTGCTTTAAGAAAGTCAGAAGCTGCTGGGTTAAAACAAATGTCGTAAGGGGAGATACGAACTACCTTAGGACCGACGTACTGAGAAATGTAATCTCCGTCTTCTTTAATCTTGTACCTATCTTCCCAGGCTACTGTAGCAAAGCAATTACCATACTGAATGTAATCATAGATAAGGTCAGAAGCTGTATTGACAAAGTCAGATTGCCTTACCTTGTTTTCCATATACGCTTGGATGGTGTCTCTTTTAGCTTTAACATTTGAGTCAACTGAAGACGCCTCAAACCTCATCCACTTTTGCTGAGGAAACAAAGAAGCAAAGTAGTTAGCATGAAGGTTGTCCATAAGCTGGGTGAGCTTAGGAGTAGTTGTTGTGTTAGACCAAGGGAGTATAGCGTTCCCTGTGGTTTTTGTATCAGTCGCGTAGAGGTAATTTCTTAAGTCTTTCCACTCTTCGATTTTTGTACTACGAAGTGTATCCCACTCACGCCACCTGTTAGCAATTTCAACAGCCAGAACCTCCGGCTCAACAATGTTCTCAATGTCTAAAGTTTCACCAGCCATTAGGCAGCACCTCTAAATCTGTTGTTAGCCCAAACAATATTGCTTCTATTTTTTCTGTTTAAGCTAGTAGACGGTTTAATAGCCATATCAATACATGAAGCCAATGCGTCGATTACGTCATCGTGTGGTGGGTTCCTACTTGATAGCTCTTCTTCGAGTATCTGAATGTTACCACCTTTGTAATGCCAAATTTGTAAGTTGTCGTATCTAGGTTCAAGAGTAGACGAAATACGTTCTTGCTTACTGCCGTGAGACTTTCCAGGTCTGAACTCATCAATGCTGAGAGACAGGCCGTGATCTTTAATCATTTCTTTTAGTTGTTTTACGATAGCTGACTGAGCTACTGTGACTTCAGCTCTGATCTTACGGAAGGACCACTTAGCATGTAGGTTAAGTATGTGTTCGAAGTAGTCTGAAATTCTTTCAGTTCTGAACCTATCTATGTCAATAACGTAGCAGTTATTCTCTCCGTCTACACCTACAACTACAATAGCTGTGTAATCAGCCTTACGGTTTAAACTAAATGCAAAGTCAACAGCTGCAAACACATTGATTCTACGGTCCTTATAGTACCAGTAACCATTGTCTCTTGTCAAGAACTTTCTTTCGAAATACTGAAACTTTTCTCTTCTAACTGGTACGTTGTCAGGATCAGTTGGGTCATTGTAGTACTGAGCTTTGAATTGGCTTTTGTCTAGGTACTGACCTCTTTTCTTAGCTAAGACTTGACGATCAAAACCAAACCACTTCCCATCTTTACGCTTTTGTTTAGGCCAAAGGAACTCACCATTACCTTCGCCACTATCTTCGACTGCTTTCTCGTATACTTCGTAAATTGGAATAGAGCCGTCTAGGTCTCCGTTGTCGTCGTAAGTATCCTCTTGCATTTGCATTAAGTCGTTATACAAATCTTTAGGGTGATACCGAGTGCCGACTACCCACTCCTTTGAGTTAGCTCCCTCGATGGATGACAGCAAAGAGTATTGACTTTTAACTCTTTCTCGCCCTTCGTTTGTGTAAGCATTCTCATATACAACTGCATCATCAAGCACTGCAATATCACAATGCAAACCTGTTAAGCTTGTAGTTAGGCCACCTGTAAAGACGGAAGGATCACGAATGTTCTCTTCTTTTCTTAGTGGGTGGTCTAAGCAAATCTCAGATGTCGTCCAACGGGTGCGCTTACCTTCTTCTTTGTGGACGTGTTCAGGCCAGTACCTTTGGTATGTGTCAGATGTAAGGATACCTTTTATGAACGACAACTGTTTCTCAGCTAAGTTTGCTGTAGCTGAAATGTATAGAATCCTAAGTGTTGGGTCTTTGGTTAGTTCCCATGCAGCCCTAAATGCAACTAATCTAGACTTACCGTGGTCACGAGGAAAGAGTAGAAGCTGATGTGTTTTACTGTCTTGCTTAGTCCACCAGTTGATTACATCTTCGTGGCAAATACCTAGCATCTGCTCAGGTGCAACCAACTTAATGAATACAAAAAGGTCAGACTCAGCCGCTAGTCTTACGTCGTCTAAAGATGGTTTTTTAGGTTGCATATAAAACCTTAGGTGAAATCAAAAGCCAGCTAATTAAACTGGTTGTTTCTTAGTTTCAAGGAAAGAGTAGTTATTGCAGTCAGCAAACCAAGAGGTTATTTCTTTTGACTTAAGCCTGTAATTCATAATCTGATGTACTACTTCGTATGGAGGACACTCAGTAACTTCTTTTACATCTGTTTTGTATGAACCATCAGGTAGTGTAACAACCACCAAGAACAACATCTTTGATATCAGGCCTAATTCCACCTGTCTAACTCCTTAGTTTTAAGCCTTAATGTCAGGGTGTCTACCATTGTGCATGTGGGACAGTTTGTCTACATGAGACTTAAGGCCTGCTATGTCAGCTTGTATTGTAGCCATTTCTCTGTGCTTACGTTCCATAGTGGCTGGGTCCATCATTGACGAAATAATAGATAGTCTTTGATGTTGAGTTTCTACTTTAGTTTCCATAGTATCTAGTCGTTTGTCTAGGCTTCTGAGACGTTTCTCTAAGTCTATTAAAGTTGTTAAAATAGCCTTAATCTGCATCTTACCTACAGCGGCTGCACCAGCTACACTGAAGAGTATACCACCTAAAGTGACAATTAGTCTTACATCAATAGCGCCTTCCATGACTTAGCATTCCTTCTGCTCCGTCACATTAAGTAACTTAATTACGGTCTTGGCCAAACCTAACTGTAGCTGTGCCTGTCCCTGAGTAAGAAGCCCTGTAGTGAATGTCTTCAGCTTCAGCACCTACTTCTTCAACAGGAACTGTAAAGGTATCTACTGTAGCCCAGGTGCTTTTGTCTGAGCTTCTTTGAATTGTAACTGTTCCTGAGAACGTACCTGAGATACCTAGATTAAAACTTCCTTTCTCAACAAATACGTCAGAAGATGTAGTTTGCCCATTAGTCAGAGCTTCAGATAAAAGTGTAAAAGCCATTGTCAGTTTCCCTTATTTAATATGCAAGACCAGCTGTGATTGCTGCGTTTACAAGTTCCATATCTTCATCAGTCCAATAGTCTTTGCCTACCATCAACTGCAAATGTTTTACACAGGTATCAATGGACTCCTGTTTTTCTTCTTCCGTGCCGATTTCCCCTTCACCGCCTGCGATAATCTTATTGATCGTACCTGAGACAGTGACCATTGCAGCATAGTTGGTAGCGATCTGCTCGCTTGTGATTTCACTCATGTTACTTACCTCCTTGGCACTTACAGGAACCTACTTTAGCTTTAAGTTCATCAAGCTGTGCTGACAACTCTTGGATAGCTTTGATAGCGATAGGGAGAAGCTGTGCAGGTGCTACCTCTAGACGCTCTGGGTTGTTACGCAGAACACTGCTAACCCACTCAGCATCGTTAGCATCTTCAACAGCCATCATTTCCTGAGCAATGAAGCCGAAGTCTTTCTTGTCTGTGACAGCACCATCACGCATCTGCCAGACGAACTCAACTGGCCGGACCTGTTGGATATAGTCTAGCCCAAGGCTTAGGTCTTGGATTTCGTCTTTGTCCCTAGCATCCGAAAGTGCAGAAATGCTCGTTTGCTGGCATCGAAGAGCTGTTACGTTAGCGCTCCCCAGCGTAATTTCGTTATTTACCCCAGCAGCTGAAGCAGTAGCAGCCCTTCCAATCAGAGTGTTGTAATTTCCGGTCGTAACATTTGCACCTGCGTTGAACCCTATGGTTGTGTTTAATGTCCCTGTGGTAATTTCGTCACCACTGGCGTACCCAATGCAAGTGTTGAAATCAGGGTCAACAATTTTTGATCCGGCCCACCGTCCAACCAACGTATTATTAGAGCCTCCTTCGATTTTCTCGCCTGCTAAATAGCCGATTGCAACGTTATAATCTCCATCGTCTAGAGAAGCCAAGGCACCTGATCCGCCAATAGCCACATTACCGACACCTGAAACGCAAGCTCCTAGAGCACTCAGCCCACCAATTGCCACGTTGTAGTTGCCTGAGGCGTTCGCTCCGAGGGCTGCATAGCCCATAGCAGTGTTATAAACCCCACTTGTGTTGGCGTCTAAAGTAAACGCACCAAAGGCTTGGTTTTGCGCTCCGTTGTTGAGGACAAGAGCATCATAACCCACGGCTGTCGAGTTATCCGCTGTGGTATTATCCTCAAGACTTCCATAACCTACAGCTGTATTTCTGTCACCTGTGGTTAGTTCTTGAAGGGCTTGAACACCTAAAGCTGTATTGTTCTCTGCGCCTGCTTCTGCATCTTCTAAGGTACTAAGACCAAACCCAAGGTTAGTTGCTCCTGATGGATGTCTAACCTGAGCGTCCATAGTCCCTGTAAAGTTTTTATTAGCTAAGCTATCTTCAATACTCCCAGAGAGTACTGTTGTTTTGAACACACCGGCCATTAACTTTTCCTTCTAGATTAGATTTACTGAATTAGACTGACGTCTTGCCACAACAATGCCGAAGGAATGCCGTGTTCTAAGTAGTTGTCTTGGACATTATATTAGAAATCAAGCAGGACAATAGTG